AAAGACGACACCTACTACTAAGAGGACAACATCTACAACCAAAAAGACAACATCCTCAACCCGAAAGACGACACCTACTACTAAAGAGACAACATCCACTACAAAAAAGACGACGTCTTTTCATAATATACCTACTGCAGCAATGACTCAACCAAAAGTTACACTGTCTGCTATTAATAGAGCATTAAATAAAGTAGTAGATATTTTAGATATAGCGGGAAAGCCAACCAGAGAAGCACTTTATAAATCTATAACTGGTAAATCTCCTTCTGGAAAAGTCAGTGGAGAACAACTGTTTACAGCAGCAGCCAGTAAAAGTAAGGGCTTAGCTAGTCCATTATTAAAAAAAGCAGCATCTTCGCCTGTAGGTAGAGCTGTTGGAGGTTTTGTAACAGAAGCAGTGACAGACCCACTAAATTGGATACCAATAGGCGGTGCTTTAAAAGTAGGAGGCAAAATTTTATCAAAAGCTGATGATGTAGTAAGATTGGGGAAAGCATTGTCTAAAGTTGACGATGTAAGTGATGCAGCAAGAGCAGCAAAAGCTTTATCGAAAACTGATGATGTAGTAAGAGCAACAAAAAGCCTATCAAAGGTTGATGATGTAGAAAGAGCAATTACAAAACCAGCGACAAGTGCCATTGAAAGACGTTTATCAACAATTAAACCTAAACCAATAGAGACAGTCAAACCTAAGCCAATACAAATTAAGCCTATAGCTAACCAAGCTGCTAAAGAAGTAGCTGAAGAAGCAATAGAAACACCCGGTAAAAAGCTTTTAAAAGAGTCAGTTGAAGGAGCAACAAAGCTTTCTAAACCTTCTAAATCAGTTTTGGAAGAAGGTGTTGAACAAGCTGCAAAGCAAACTTTTAAAGAAGGTGCAGAACAATCAGCTAAGCAAACTGCTAAGGCAGCAGAAAGAGAAGGAGTAGAAGCTCTCGCAGGGCAAACAGCAGAGCAAGTAGCTAAAACTGCAACAAAATCAGGACCTAAGGGCATCAAAAATTTGACAGGTAAAGCAATTAAGGACGCTGCAAAGATAGCTTTGCCTATTGCTGGTATTGCTGCTTTGACTTATACACCGAATGACGTTCAACCTACCCAGCAAACAACTCAACAGACTCCTACTGGGCAGCAGAGTACAAATAAAGGTTGGGTAGATTTAAAAGATATACAAAGTAAGTTAGAACGTCAATATCCGTCATATCCTGCATCACAGGGCGGTATACCAGTTCAAACAAATGTAGCTGCTAGTGCAACATCTCAAACAACTAAACAAGGTCAACAACCAACCGAACAAGATATAATAAATGCGATTGAAAAGCAAGATAATACACAACCGACTATAGATACTACTACACTTATGGATAACGTTAATAACTCTATTGAAAATTTGATTAATATTGGAATTAGTGAATTAAGCAAACCAGATACATCTCCTGATGTTTTAGCAGTATATAATCAATACTTAAATAGTATATTAGAATCTATTGAAAAACGTATAAATGATTTAAAATCTAGGGCAGAACAGCAAGGCAAAGAATTAGACCAATCAACTTTACTTACTCTTGAAACACTAAGGCAAAGACTTAGCGATGAATTAAAATCAGTTAGAGAAGAACTAAACAGAAGAGGATTATATGAATCAGGTATATTGCTTGAATTAGAAACTAAATTAAGGAATAATGAACTTTCTGAGGAGGCAAGAATTTTAGGTGATAGGTTAAGTAAAATATATGACAATTTAAATAATAGCTTAAATCAACTATATAATGCAGCGATAGATGTACAATCTAAGTATGGTTTAGCAGCTGCTGATGCTTATGCAAAGGCTAAAACTGATTATGAACAGCAAAGGCAAGACTTATTAACAAAGCTTATAAATGCACGGCTAGAACAAAGGTCACAGTTATCTAAAGAGCAGCAAGCTGCCTTAGACAGACAATTAAAAGAGCAGCAAGCTGCCTTAGACAGACAATTAAGAGAAAAAGAGTTACAGCAAGAAAACTATTGGAAACAACTAAATTATAATTTACAGCAGCAAAAAGCAGCATCATCAGCAAGCAGAACAAATTCCACTGCTACAAACAACGCAATTAATTATATAATAAGTTCTGCATCTTCAAGAGAAGAAGCATTAAATATGGTTTATGCAGCAATCGATACTTTAATAAGTCAAGGTGTAGATGTCGCAGCGGTTATATCATTTATCAATAGTTACTTTAAGTAGGAGTGATAGCTATGTTTTCACTTAATGCTATCAAAAGAAAAATCTCAAATACTTACCAAAAAGTAGATAAGGCGCTAGGTGGTTGGCTGCCGAGTGGAGTTTCGCCCGGTAGCTCTAAAAATACTTCTCGTAGCAATTCCAAAACAATTAATAAGCAAAAGCAAGGCAAACAAAATGATTTTCAAAACAAAGTTCAAGGTCTTGTAAGTGCAGTATATTCTAAACGACCAATCAAACCCATTGAGTCAGCCGGTAATAAATATCCGACCTATAAAGTGACAAGTGAAATCATAAATACTAAAGAGAGACTAAAAGCTGCTGGTATTAATCCTAATGTACAAGCTCATAAACCATCAACGATAGAAAGAGTATTAGATGTACTGGATAGACCCGGAGCTGCTGTAAGAGCTTTTATTTCTACTAGCCAACATGGTGGTAATCTAAGACAAAGTTTACAAAGTGCTAAAGAAGGATTTATGGGCAAAAAGAAGGTAAGCGAGTTAGATTTATTAGAGACAGCAGCACAAGGAGGAAATCCATTAACACAAAAACTTATATCTACACCTGCAGGAAAGATTTTAGGTAGCATCTTTGTAGGTATTGCTTCAGACCCAACATCATATGTTTCAATAGGTAAAACTGCTGCTAAAACTGGTATAAAAGCGGTTACAAAAGCTGATGATGTAAAAACACTAGCGAAAAACATATCAAAAGAAATACTCAACGAAACAGGTAAAAAAATATCTCAAGAGGCGGCTGAAAGACTTGCTAAAAATGCTATAAAAGGTAATATACCAGTCGGTAGGATGGGAGCAGCAATAACAAGGGCTATGGGTGGTTTAGCAGAGTCTAAAGGAGTAGAAAGCCCTATAGCTCAATTAGCTAAAGTAGAACAAAAAATAAACAAAGTTAAAAAAATATCAGATAAATCAGATATAGTAAAAACAATAACACGTTATGATATAGAACTGCCACTAAAGCAAAAACCGGAAACTTATCTTAAAATAGCTGGTATTCCTGTTGTTAATGTGACGCCTGTTGTTACAAAAATGGGAGCTGTTATTGAAAGAATCCCTGGAGTTACAAGAGTTAAAGATGCATTAGGTAGAACTTTTGTATTTAACTATACACCAACAGCTATACAAGGTATAGAAAGGGCAAAAGTTACAAAAGCAAAAGAAATTGTTACAGAAGGATTTAAAAAAGCTCCAGCAGTAGCAGAAAGAACTTTGAATGAAACTTTAAAATCTTTAAAAGACATACCTAAAGATGTTGCTGAAAAAATCCCATATATAATCGAAAAAACTGCACCAGATACGCCAGAATATAGACAGTATGTTAACAGAATAATTAATATGCTTGATAAAGACGCTAAACTCATGATAAAGAATAAATTGCCTTTAGATGTTATAGATAATTATATTCCTCACCTTTATGAAGACCTACCGGAAAAAGTAAAAGACGTGATAAGTAAATGGCGCAATTCGGCATTACGTGTATCAGGTGCAACACCAAGTTTTATGAAAACAAGGCTTATACCAACACTTGAAGTGGCTGAAAAATTAGGTTTACATCCTGTTAAAGATGCAAGAGTATTAACAGGTGTTCACAGAGCTATGACAGAGCAGGCGTTGGTGTTTAATAAAATGGCAAAAGATTTGGCTAAAATAGGCGTTATATCAAGTAAGCCGCTGAAAGGATGGAGTAAAATCTCTGATATACCAATCTTGGAAGGTAAGTATGTACATCCAGAAGTTGCAAAAACAATAAAAAATCTTTATCCTGTTTTAACAAACAGAGATGAAGGTGTTAAGCTGCTTGAACAACTGCATAACAGTGCTTTGAATGCTTGGAAATCAATAGCTTTAGCTACTCCTTCATTCCACTTACGAAACTTTTTAGGTAACATATGGCTTAATATGGCTGATGGGATGTTTAATCCTTCAAGATACACACAAGCAGCAGCATTGTTATTTAACAAGCTTGATAATGTCGAGCTTGCAGGTAGAAAAGTACCAGCTAATGTCGTTTTAAAATGGTTTGAAGATTTTGCATTAAAAGGACAAGGTATGTTTCGTGAAGTTGTAAAAGAAAAGAAGCTTACAGAAGAAGCTAAAAAAGCCCTTGATATATTAGAGAGAAGTGGTTTTGGTAAAGTGATGTATTTTGTAAAACATCCTTTTGAATCAAGTAGAAGACTAGGTGAAAATGTTGATACTTTGTCAAGATTAGCTAATTTTTTACATCATTTAGACCAAGGTTTTGACCCACGTACAGCAGCTCAGTTAACAAGAAATGCACTATTTGATTATTCAGAACTAACACCTGCTGAGAAGACAATTAGAAAGTATCTTATGCCTTTTTACACATGGAAAAGAAAAGCTATCCCTAAAATGGTAGAAAAACTTATTGGTGTACCGGGTATATTTACAGGCACAGCACATGTTAGAAATGCATTCGTAAATGTCAATGATATTGATGAAGAGTATTTACCCGATTGGTTAAGGGAAAACCAAGCTATTCCATTGTGGGTTGACGCAAAAGGCAATATATATTATCTAACTGCTAATTTGCCATTAACAGAATTATCTACTATTCATGACCCACTTGAAATACAGAAATGGAATAAAGAAATTATTAGTATGTTAAATCCGTTGTTTACTATACCGGTACAGATTGCACAAAACAGGTCATTACTTACCGAATCTGAAATAACTCAAACTCCAGATTTACCATATGCAGCTTTAAAGGATTATGCTAAATTTCTGTTAAGTCAATTTGGAATGGCACGTGAATTAGCAAGTCAAATGACAGCAAATGAACAGCAGTTAAGACAGCAGGCTACAGGAGAAGGGGAAGAAGTTACAAGACCGCCTCATCTTTTAGCCGGTATACCAATAAGTGCACAAAATCCATCAGTGTGGGCAAGAAGTGATTTGTATACTGAAAGAAATATATTAAGACAAATGGTAGAAGATGCACAAAGGCGAGGTATTCACATTCCTACCACAGAAGAACTACAACAGCAAAATATTACGTTTGAAGATAAAGTTCAAGGGCTTGTTAATGCTGTTAATAAAAAGAGCAATTCACCATCAACATATATTGTCCCTGCTTCGACATTTGAAGATAAAGTCCAAGGGCTTATTAACGCTGTTAGCAATAATAGAATTATGCCACGTATCAATGTTGGTAATGCACCGACTGTTATAAATGAAGCAGCAAAGATAACAGGTATAGACCAGTCTTGGATACCATGGCTTGTGTATTTAATGCAGAGAGAATCTGGTGGTAATCCTGTGGCTTATAACCCAACACCTGTTAATGGTGAACATGCAACCGGCTTATTCCAAATGCTGCCTTCAACATTTAGGAGATATGCATTACCGGGTCACACTGACATATGGAATCCTTTAGATAACACTATTGCAGCGATAAGATATATCAAAGCACGCTATGGACATCCTTCAAGAATACCCGGATTAACAAGCAGAAATTACCGTGGATACTAAAGGAGGACTGCAAATGGAACAGGAAATTGTTGGATTGGCAATGTCACAAGGTTTATGGGCTACATTGTTTGTAGCTCTTTTATTTTATGTTTTGAAAGAGAATTCAAAAAGAGAATCGGAATTAAGAGCAACAATTGATAAACTTGTAGAAAAATTTGAGATATTAAAAGGAATAGAAGAGAATTTAAAAGGTTTAAAAGAAGAATTTAAGGAGATGAAGGACTTTATTAAGAGGTGAAATGTATGAGAATTTGTATTGATGTTGGGCATGGCGGAATAGATTCTGGAGCTGTGGGTAATGGATTAAAAGAAAAAGATATAACATTGAAAATTGCTTTAAAAGTAAGAGATTTGCTTAAAGATGTATGTGAAGTAGTTATGACAAGGGAAGTAGATAAATATGTAAGTCTGCAAGAAAGATGTGATATAGCAAATAACAATAAAGCTGACTATTTTATTTCGATTCATGTTAATAGTGCAGGTAAGATAAAGGCAACAGGTTTTGAAAGTTATGTATCAAGATTTGCTTCTCAAAAGTCTAAAGAATTAGGTAAAAAAATACATGATAGCCTTGCACAATTTTATACTTCAAAAGGTTTCGTTGATAGAGGTTTTAAAGAAGCAGGTTTTTACGTTTTAAATAATACAAAAATGCCTGCAATACTAATTGAAAATCTTTTTATAAATAATCCAAATGAGGCTAAATATCTTTCAGATGAAAGCTTCATAAATGACCTTTCAAATGCCATTGTAACAGCTTTAAAAGAAGCATTAGGTATAATAACACCTGTAGCTAATAAAACGTCGATTGTAGGACAATCTAAGGCGTCTGTTTTACAGGCTCAAACATGGGCTAAAAAGAGAGGAGCAGCCGATGTATTTATAAACATTGCACCGTTGTATTGGGAGATAGCTCAAAAGTATGGAATAAGACCAGAAGTAGCTTATGCACAAGCAGCAAAAGAGTCAGCTTTTGGTAGGTTTGGAGGTGTATTAGATTATTCCTTCCATAATTGGTGTGGTTTAAAAACTTTACAAGGTGGAAGCAATTATGGCCCTAACGCACATGCAAGATTTCCTGATGATAGAACAGGTATAGAAGCACATATACAGCATTTATGTGCTTATGCTGGAGTAAATATTCCTGAGGGTACTGTTATAGTAGACCCACGATATACACTTGTGCAAAAAGGTATAGCACCATATGTAGAAGATTTAGGTGGTAAATGGGCACCAGCACAAGATTATGGTATCAGCATTGTTAAAGATTATCTTAATGATTTATTAAACACAGCAGCGGAAATACCTCAACAAAATGAAGCTGAAAAATATAAAAATCTCCTAATTGAGATTAAGCAAAAAATTGAGGAGGTTTTAAAATGAATGATTCGGTTGTGTTTTTAGGTTTAATGGCTGGCTTAGGAATTTGCGTATCAGTATTATTAATCAATATTGTTAGTGGCATTTTAAGTAAACGGAGAAAATTTTAAGGAGGTAATAATATGAAAGAGTTAGTTATGCAAATAGCTATTTATACTATACAGCTTTTTGTTTTGGTTGTGTTGAGCTATATCATATCCTACTTAAAACAAAAGCTTGGTGATGAGAAGTTAAAACAAACATACAATATGGTTAAAAACGTGGTATTAGCGGTTGAACAGACTATAGGACCGGGTAAAGGAGCAGATAAAAAGGCTGAAGCGGTTGCATACATTAAAAAGCTTGTTGGAAATACTTTAACGGATGATGAGATAAACATACTCATAGAGGCAGCGGTAAAAGAAATGAATATGGTACTTAAAAAAGAATTACAATAAGAAAAAAGACCGGCAATTATGCCGGTTTTTTTTATTGTATGAATTGCTCTAAATAATTGGATAAATTGGATAAATAATTAAAAATCATGTCTACGATGTTCAAAATAATATTAAAAATTATGCTATTTACAAAAAAAATCCCTATTTTCTCAAATAAGCTTAGCTTTATTTTATGTGCAAGTTTTCGAAATGTAAAATATTGACCTCCTGCCCATGTAAAGAATACAAGCAACAAACTTGATAAGTCGTAAGTGTCAAATTCAAAACCGCTCAAAGCTAATATGAAAGCTACAACAATAAAAATTGTAATTGCAATTGCTTGTACAGTCAGTATAGTTTTAATTATTATTTTCCCTTTATTTACATTTACATTATTTTTAGTCTCTTCCATTTTAACACCTCCTTTTAAATATTGTACCATTTTCTTTATTAAAATTCAAAAAATTTTTATTCTATCTCAATTAATCCCATTTTTTGCGCTACAAATGCAGCATATGTAACTATTTCCTTTCTCCATTCAAAGTAGGTAGTACGTCCAATTGGTATAGACATACATATATGTGTTTCCCCTAATTGTTCAAAATATTTCTTGTTAATAAGTTTTTCTTTATCTGTGCCTTTATATTTTTTTAATGTTTTTTCGATAACTTTTACCCATTTTCTCTTTTCCTCAAGGTCCGGATTGTTAAGTTTAATCACTGCATCTAAGGTAGCATCGTTATGTTCTCCTTTTTGATGCGGAGCTTTCGGTATACCTGATTTTAAAGACATAATTTCTTTTTCTTTTTCTTCTACTTCATGCTTTAAGTCAAAATAATGATAGAAATGGTATTCTATTTTTTTAAAAACTTTTCTTGGTATAACCACTAAAATTCCCTCCTGTTAATGGTATCCTGTGCCCCGCTATACAATACATAGCCTTTGCTCTACACTGCTGAACTATGCCTTTGCCTCACAATACATCACTCAGCCTTCACTTCACAACGCTGTACTTTACTAAGCCTTTGCTATACGCAACTGTTCCATTACTTTGCTTAACAGTGCTCCACTCAACCCTCGCTTCGCCATGCATCGCAAAGCATCTCCCTTGCCTTACGTCGCAATGCATAACAAAACCGTTACTGCGCTGTGCAAAACAAAGCCTTTGCAGCACTTCACAAAACTTTGCCAATGCTTTACAATACAGTGCTAAACATCGCTTTTCCCTTGCGGTACAGTTCCGTACAGTGCCTTGACTCAACAACGCTTTGCTATTCCATTGCTTTACTGCACAAAACATAGCTTATCCATAACATAACTTTACTCCTCCATTACTTCACTATACTTTGCCTTCACTCCACAATACAACGCTCAGCCCTAACTCAACAGTAGTTTACTTTACCATAACAAAACATTACCATACCATGCCTTTACTTTTCAGTAGGAAGAGACAGTTTATGCTATCTCTTCCCATTCAAATGAGCCAAAAGATGCATTTCTCCACTGTCCTATTCCCATAAAACGCCCATAATCAAGCAATTCTTTTATCGTGTCCATTTTAACTTCTTTATGTTCCAATAACTGAACTGTAAATATCGCTTCCGCTGGTGGGTCTATTACTTCTGATGATGCAAGTGCTACTCTTTCTCCCTGCATTGTCTTTGCCCTGAGTGGTCTTTCTAAGATTCTATCTTCCTCTTGTATGATTTTACCATCCCTGATAAGGTAAATCTTTCTTTCTAAGATAAATAAATAATCGTCCAATTTACTGCGCAAATTCTTAATTTTTAGTTGGTCTTTTAACACATTCCCCGCATGTTTGAAGAAGCCTTTGATGTGGTAATTGTACAAGAATATTCCTTGTTTGTCTTGCGGAAAAACTGTAACCCCTTTATCATAGTCGGCTGGTGGTTTGTTTTCTACCTCTTCGTCTACCAGCCATTCTGCAGGAGCTTTAGAAGCGATAAATTTTGTGTATAATTCCTCATCAGCTGGCATACTACCCAAAATAGGCTGTGTAAATTTTATTCTCACTTTCATCTCATGTATTTTCATTTATATCTCCTCCCCTTTACCAATGTTTTATTCTCGCTATCTCGCTAATAGGCAAATACAATCTATTGCCTCTTTCGTAAAACTCTGTAGCCTTGTCCGCATACACCTTAAAAAGTGTCTTATTGCCATCCAAGTATCTTATAATTGCCCGGTATAAGTACTTTACAGCCTCTTGATTTAACTCACTGTTCATCATCGTAATCACCTGTATCATATTCATGCAGATTCAAGGGCTCCGATATTCCGTTTGCAACGCAACTCGTAATCTCTACAAGTTTGCGCAGGAATTTGTCCACATCCAGCCAGTCATATTTCATCTCTTCGCCATAAAGATAAACGTCCCTGACATCGTCGATAAGATTATGTAGAGTTGTCCATCCTTCTTTTAAGATTATTTCTGCTTCGTATGTGTTATTTTCGTCTAGGGCCTCAAGTATAGATTCTTCAAACTCTTTCATGTATTCCTTCAAATCAAACATTGTTCCCCGCCTCCCATTCTCTGTAAAGTTTAAACCAATCCTCCGCACGCATTGTAATAAGCCATTCGCAATTATTACGCCTATGTGCTACGATTGGGATTTTCCCTTGTGCATCTCTTTTGCTCTGTGCTATTGCATCGTATATGTTCAGTCGTTCTACTCTTTTAACTTCGGCGTGTATTCCGGGTAACCCCACAACGTCTTCCCCTTCTAATCCGTTATATTGTTGTCCTCTTCGCACATCGTAACCTTGTTTTCTGCAAAACCTTGCAAATTCTAATTCGCCTCTTTTGCCTTTACGCTTACTATTCATTTTGCATTCACCTTCTTTAGTTTCCTTCTTTGATAAGACTTTTTTATCGATTTCTGTTCGTTCTCTATTGCACAGAAAAGACACAGTTTTTTGTATGGGCTTGAAGTAATAAATTTTTGATGACATTTTTTACAGTATTTCTCATACAACAATTTCATTTAAAACACCTCCATCTGCCTTGATTTTGTTTTAGACATATAAAACTATTGCTTACCTCATAAAAACGATTCTGAGTCAAATATGAGCTTCTGAAGTGTATTTATTAGCATCACTCATTGTTTGCTGCTGAAAATATTTTGTTTGAGTGTCTTGTATAAAATCGTAAGTATTCTTTCTAATCCTTCACGATAACCCTTCCAGTAGTAAGTTCCATTTATGGAGTTTGCGTGAATTTCTTGTTCTCTTGCCTCGTTTATCTCATTATGTAAGTTGTCAAAAAGCCCGTCTAATATTTCTAATTCATGCCACGCCTTTTCTATTTTGCTAGGTGTTAAATTCATCCTAATTCCTCCTCTCTTTTAAAAATTTACTCAAATGCACTCCAGCCGCAACTGTAGCAAGTTATACATCCGCTCTCATGGATTAATTTTGCGCCGCACATTGGACATCTCCCTTCAGCATTTATTTGTAATGTTTTCACGTATTCATCTTCATTGAATCCTAACTTTTTAGCTGTTTCTTCATCAAATACTGCTGCATAGCCATGAAATTCCATTTCTGCTCTGATGTTATCATTGAGTTGTTCTTGCGCTTCTAAATCTAACTCAATGTCGAAATAGTAATCTTCTTGTATCCAATCACTCATTCTTTTACCTCCTTCAACAATTCAGGGTTTTCATAAATATTACCTAATACCTCAATCTCAAACCAATTATTTAAAAATCCTAAAGAAAATATTTCAAATCCTTTCGCTTTTACACAAAAAGCAGTTGGAATATAAACAACTTCCCCAATTACACACTTCTTATCTGTAATAACTCGTACAATATCATCTTCATAAATTTCTTTTCCGTTTTTATCTTTTAATCCTGTGTATTGCCCTACTGTTTCGGGGTCTATCTCAATAGGAGTGATTTCTATTGTGCTTGGTATTGGTGCTATATATATCCAATTGCTGTATCTATGAATTAAATCACCATACACCCATTCGCCATTATCTACTCTTTTGCCTCTAAATTTTATTTCTCTCATTTCACATCCCCTCCTTATCGTAAAATGCTTGTAAATCTGCATTGTCAAAGCCAGGAGCTAACCTGCCCCATAGCTTCCAACTTAGCTCTATGCAATAGCTGTACGCTGCATTTCTATCTCCTCCTGCCATTTCTAAAGCCTTTTTTGCCAAGTAAGGATGTACTTTGTCAGGATTGCCTTTCTTGTTCTTGCCCATTTTCCCTCATCTCCTTCATCACTTTACTTTACCTCCTCGTATGTTGCTTCAAATATGTCAGGCTTGACAGGATAGAATTCCCCGTTAATGCCTTTTACAATATAATCTCCTACCTGAGCATTTAAAGTGCCTTCAAGTGTATCAATTTTTACTACTGGATTATCTGGGTCTGTATAATCAATTACGTAACCATTCATAAAGTTAGATACTTCATTCAATGACTCTATATCACCTTTAAACTGTACTGCCTCAACAATTACTGGCTTCTTTCTGTATTTTTTCACAGGCATTTTTCTACTCCTCCTCCCCTGCGAAAATTCGTATTATTCGCTTTAAGAGTTCATTTTCTTCTTTGTACTTTTCATTTTCTTCCGCAAGTTGATGTATAAGCCTCCGAAGTTGCCTATTTTCCTCTTTTCGTACTTCTAATTCATCAATGTTAAAGTAAATCACTACGTATTCTCCTTTCTTTTAAGATGTTCTTCAATCTTTTTATCCAGTTCTGCACTTGTTCTTCCTATCCACAAATCAAATTCTTTCGTCAGCAAGTCCAGTTTTTTCTTATAAATTGCGTCATAAACTTCTTTTTGCTCTGGACTTACTTTTTCTATAATGTCAAGCAGTTTAAACAAATCCTCATACTGTTTTTCCCTCTTTTTGATGTCCAATAGGCTCACCCTTCCACACATCATAGAATTCCATTAGAGAAGGTTCAAAGTATATGTCATATTTCCCTGTTTTTCCATTCCTTTGTTTTGCAATAATAAGCTTTAGTTTTCTAAAATTTGTTTCTTCTGTTTCTTCCTCTTCTTTGTCTTTGTTTTTGTCGTGTAAGAAAATGACATTATCAAAGTCCTGTTCGATATTTCCTGATTCCCGCAAGGTTGCTAATGTAGGTTCTTTAGCACCCTCACGGTTTAATTGTGACAGTACAACGATAGGTATATTTAAATCTAAATTCATAACCTTTAATGTTCTAGTTATAATTCCAATCTCTCTGTCTCTAGTTTGGGCTCTTTCGTGGGTCTGCATAAGTTGTAAATAGTCTATAATGAGATAATCTACTTTTTTTGATGCGATTTTAAGATATATATCCTCAATGTAGCTAGTTTTGTCATCAATCAAAATGTTTAGCTTCGCAATTTCAGTTAATGCATTTGCTACTTCTCTCCAGTCATCTTCTTCTAACGTGGCATTTACAAATTTTGAAAAATCGACTCGGCTAACTTTTGATAAAAGTCTTTTTGTGATTTGTTCACCGGTCATTTCACGGCTAACAAAATATACTGTTTTATCCTCTTTTGCTAAGTCATATGCCATCTTAAGTGCAAAGGCTGTTTTCCCTGTACCCGGTCTTGCTCCTATCACTGTCATCTCACCATTCCTTAGAATGTTTTCAATTGGTCTTAAACTTAGTACAGCACGTTTTTTTATTTTTTTTTGTTCTTCCTCCATGTCTTTCATTACTTTTAATGCTAAATCTTTTATATGTACTGCATCGGTTTGTATATCAAAGTTTCGTGTGTATTTAGTTATGCCAGCTAAAACTTTTTCTACTTTGACACCTTTTTTTAATGATGAGATAACGTTCATAGAAAGCTTTTCTAAATCACGTTTAACTTTAAGCCTCTTTAATTCGTTTATGTAATCTTTAATGTGTGCAGCAGCAGGTACAGGTGAGTTGTCTATGAACTTTGCAATATCAGGTATTTGTTCAGACAAGAGTATTACATCAATCTTTTTCCCTTCATTAAACAATGTTTTTAGGGCTGTAAATATTTTTTTATGATATTCTAAAGTAAAGTCATTAGTTTCTAAGGATTTTATGAATATTGAATATTCATCGGGGAATAATATAATACTAAGGAGAATATCACGTTCTATATCAATGTTGGCAAACATTTATTTTGCCTCCTCTTTAAGGTAATCACTTATTAGGTAGATACCACGTTGTTTATTGTTGTTTGTAATGAAGTTTTTAGCAATATTTATATAACGTTCTTGTTCTTCTTTAGGAAGTTTATTAAACTCTTCTAACTTTCTTTTTTTCTCTTCTTCTAGTTGACGTCTTTTTTCTAAAACAATTTTTATTTCTTCATCTTCTGTTAGATTTTTATTTTTTATATTCTTTTCATTCTTATCATTCTTATCATTCTTGTTTGTGTGTTTCTGCGTCGTTTCTGTGTCGCTTGTCTGTCGTTTTTGTGTCGTTTTTGTGTCGTTTAAATCTTGGTAAAGGCTATAATTTTCAATGGTTATAACCGTCTTTTTTGCGTCGCTAAAATATGAAATCATTCCGTCGTTTTGGAGCAAATTTAAAAAATTTTTTATTTTAGTATTTGACCATCCCCAACGTTCTGATAATTTACGGATAGATGTTACAAAACTACCACGTTTGACTTCTATAATGTCATTACCAATAACTGCCTTTTTGTCTTGATGATTAGCTTG